AACACGCCATTAAGTTTGATCCATCAGCATTAACCGCAACCAGATAGAATCATCGGGCTTTCGGTAAATCTTAATATCATCTTGATTGTAAACAACAGCCCAATTCCCCAAAGCAATAACAGGCAGTATTATGGTAAGGCAAAATACTAACGCTGTTATTGCTTTCATCATAACGGTGTTGCCTTTACATCGCAAAAAATGCGAATTATTATAGTGGCGTGACGTCTACGCTTTCACCACCTTCTGACTGTCCAGAGTTACTTCCGCTAGCTACCTCAACTTCACACTGACTGATAAGGCAAACTATGGTAAAGCTGTCTTTTCTCTCCACCGTATATTCAGGAGTAGTACAGCCTGCTAGCAGTAGCACCATAAGAATCCTCAAGAGTAAATCCTCGCGTCTAGCGTAATATCTAGAAAGTTGACTCGACCTTGCCCGTCACCGACACCTTTAAATTGAGCGGAAACCCCACCAGAATAAGGCAATACTTGGTGGCCACTTCCTAATTCGGCGGTAAAGGTTGCTATTGGGGTATTTCGCATCGGCACGGCAAGTATTGCTGATTGGCTGATAGCGAATGTAGGGACGCTTGCACCCTGCATATTAAATGAGCCAATGTACTGAAAACACCTCTGACACAAAGCCAACTCAGCACCAATGCTTGTGCCTTGAGTGCTGAAAGGTGTTTGGTTTATGCCCTGCTCAAGCTTGATAAAAGTAGCATCAGTGGGAACGATTACCGAGTAGTTACCTGCCGCTGTTAGTGTGAACGTGTCACCAGAACTCAATCCAGTTACGCCGTTAACATCGGCTGTGCCAGTACCGCCCACCCAGCTTATTGTGTAGCTACCGTTAAGCGGAAAAGTGTTTTCTACCGTCTGTTCAATGCGAGTGCCTAATACATCACCCCGCCACATATCATAGCCGTACACGTTTGCCGCTGGTTGACCGCCACCAAAATTTTCTTGATTGATCTCAAACGCTGCATTGATAAGCTCATTACGGCCTATGTAGGTCGCTGGTGAGCCACTAATTCTTTCTGATAATTTAGCCATTAGTAAATCCTCGCGTCTGCTACATAGTGAAAACGCATAATGTACTGTGCGCCCACCGTTAAAGTGGTTGTTGAACCGTCGCCGCCTATTGCTACGCTTTCGTTAGATTGAAACGCCACTAACGGGTTTTCTATGTACCCGACTATGGGACCTTGTAGCGTATAGTGGAAGCGGCCAATATCTCCGTTTTGGGCGTATACCGTAACAGCGGGAGGGGTTCGCATCCCATAGCCAAACTGGACAGTCTCAACAATTAACGTATCTGCATCACCCGCTCTTGAAGACATAGAAAGCAATCCGTCCGTTGTGTTTGTGGCTGGCGCAACACCATAGTTATAGCTCTTACGGTAATACCTCTTACACAACGCCAACTCTTCACCTATCAATCTAGGCTCATACGGGCTGGCAACACTGCCTTTTTCAAACTTGATCTTAGTTGCATCAGTAGGCACGATAACCGAGTAGTTGCCTGTGGCCGTCATAACCACTGAGTCACCAGAGTTAAGCCCTGTCTGCCCGTCTACGTCTGCCGTTCCTGTGCCGCCTGCCCAACTGATCGTGTACACGCCGCTAAGGGTTTCTGTGTTCTCAACTACTTGTTCTATTCGGGTGCCAAGTGCGTCGCCTTTCCACATGTCCCAGCCGTAAACATTGGCTGCTGGTTGGCCGCCTGCAAAGTTTTCTTGGTTGATTAGCTTATCGCCATTGATAAGAAGGTTAGGCTTTGAACCGAAAGTGTCCGTGTCCACGCCGTAGTAATCACTAAGTCTACCGAAGTTAACGATCTGCCACTGGCCGTCGATAAAGCTAAACTGTGCAAACGCGCCTTTTAGGTCTAGCTCATACGTTGCGCTGCCGTCTTGAGTGAACGTGTTGCCGTTACCGTCAAGCGTTAAAAAGTTGCTAGAACTCCAATTGTCTGCTTTATCAGCAAACGCAACGGAGAAGCCCGATGGTGGGTTATCTGGCAACACCGCTGTTTGACCGCCTAGTGTGCTGTAGCCGTTACTTATCATCACAGGGTTAGGCAGTACGTCAACTTCTGACCATATAACACCGCCGCCGCCTACGTCTAGCCACACACCGCCTACGCTGTCCCAAGTCTGGGGCAGAGCGTTAGCCGCTAACCAACGAAAACGGTCAACACCTGCCACTGACATACGTATGTCATTACCGTCTGCCGCGTACATTCCCGACTGTGGAAATGCACCAAAAGACATGGCAGGCGTAGGGGCGCTACCTTGAATAAACTTCAACTGAGCATTCATGCCGCCCTTACCGCTGCGCGATAAGCTGTCTGACAGCTCATTGCCAATATCGGGCATGGTGGTGTTAGCCCAATCACTTTGGATTACCGTACCAGTAATAACAGGGTTACCTGCTACTAGACTGTACGCTCCGCTACTATTTCTTGGCATTGCTCATTCCTCTATTCGTCTTCACTAATCGGCTGCTTAAATCTTATCGCGTTTGTTAGCCCTTGAGTACCTTTAATACCTTCCAGCAGCTTAGTTGTAATTTTGTTACCTGCTTCGTCTACGGTACGTGAGTTACCTACGGCCTCTAAAAACTGCTCAGGGTCTAACATCATTTCTTCTAATCGGGCCGCTACTTTAGGGTTATTTTTTGCTTTTTCCATAGCCGTCTTAGCTGCTTTTCTGACCGCACCCCCCATTATTAGTGACCCGCTGCCTGAGCTAAAGACGTGTAGCCCTGTGGCCGCTGCGGCAGACGCTATAAAGTTTTCTACCCCAGTTAAAGTTTCCTCTATCTCGGCAGGTGATAGCGCCTCTTTACGTTTTTTGAGGTTTTGGATACGGTCAAGGCTTAGGGCTATATCGTCGGCCTCACTTTTAGTAATAGCGCCAGATTCTACAAGATTGTCGCGTATAGCGGCAAAACGCTTAACTGATTTATTGGTAGCGCCTTCTAGCCCGCCAAGGCCGAACAGACTTTTACCTATTGAGCGATTAACCTGCGATTTAAACGCGTCTAGGGTTCCGTTAGCTTCTGCGTGTACACGAAGCTTTTTAAGGTCTTCAAGGGACGCAACATTGCCCTTGTTAACTAGCCTGCCCAGCTCTTGTTCTGGGTCTGCTGCATAACGGCCTAATGTGCTTTTTTCGTTAGCGCCTTTAAGCCCTGCCACGCGGGTGCCTAGCTGGTCTGTCTCCCTAGCTTGGTTAGCTAGTGCTGCTGTAGCCGACTCGTCTGCCCATTTTCTCTGTTCAGCGGCATCGTCTATGATAGCTTTTTGGTCAGCTACCGCGCCTGCTCTTTTAGTCTCTATGTTGCCTAGCATAGATTCTTTAGCCCGCTTGGCCGCTACGCCCTGTTCAAACTCGGCGCGGAGTGCAGGGAACCTGTCTAAGAAGCCTTTATAGTCACTAAGGAATTTGGTATCTACCCCGTTAGGATACTCTGCGTTGGCTTTAGCCCTGAGCGCCTGCTGCACAGACTCTATCACTGTAGGGTCTTTAGATGCCAGTACGGCGTCTGCCACGTCGTTACCACGGCTACCTTTCAGGTTCATGGTGTCAACTATAGTTGAAGACTCTTTATTGCGGAGTGCCCTAGATATTAGCTTAGGGTCTGTCTTCGCCTTGAATTCTTTAGTGCCTGCTTTAGCTGTGTCGTATAGCCCTTTTATGGGTGAATTAGAAAGCTCTTTGTTAAGGTTTTCTAGCACGTCAAGCATGACGGTTTGCGACGGAGTTACACCCCCAGTCGTTTGTTTAGTAGCTGCAATCTTAGCGTTAACTTGGCTAACTACTGCTGATATGTTTTTAGGCTGTGCAGGGTTTTTCTGCCAGTCTTTTATCTGGGCAAGCTCGTCTGCAAACTCTGATTTAGCGCCTTTAACTAGAAGCTCGGCGTGTTTACCACTGTTAAGGTCGTCAAGGACTCGCGTAGCATTCGGGCTAAAGTCAAAAGCGGGCGCGTTGTCAAAAGCATCCCAGTTTTTCTGTGCTATCGCTTTTTCGACGTCGGTTAGGTCGGTGTACGCCTGCCCAACATTTTTACCTGCGTCTACTTCTGTAGGTGCTAGCTGGACTGATTGTGGATTAGTGTTTAGTCCTTCCAGTGCCGTTTTATCACGTAAAGCTACTGCCTGCGCCTCTGCCAGTGAACGGTTAGCGGCGGTAATTGTTTCATCAGACAGCGTGGCCACGTCCAGCCCTACGTCAGTTACCTTATTGGTTCTGGCGTCAATGTCACCCACCATAGACGTGTTTGCACGGTCTAGTCGTTGGTCTAGCTGAGAAAGCCTGTTAGCTACGCTGGCGTCCATAGGTGAGGTACTACCGCTAGGCAGTACACTCCCCGCGTCATCAATTATCTCTCCTACTTGAGCGGCATTGACGTCTTTTATTGTGTCAGACAACCTAGAGTTAGTGCCTCTAGCTAAGGATTTTTCTACCCCGAACACGCCCGCGTCATCTGCAAAATCGGCTGTTATGCCTGCTCGTCCAGAGTTAACGCCCGATCTTACATCTTTCACTACGTCCATGATGTCACCACGGGCGTTACGCTTAATCGCGTTTAGTGCTTTTTCGTCTGTCCTGTTGGCTCTAGGTGCGCGGCCAGACATTACTGCACCCGCTATAGCTAGTGCCGCTTCTAATTCATCGCCTTGCAGACCTTGACCTATCATAGCGCCTGTGGCTGCTGCTACATCAGGTGCGGTGGCTTTCGCCACGCTAGTGCCTTTATTGATAGCGCCTGCTGCGGGTACTAGCGCACCGCTACCCCATTCTGCGCCAGTTCTAAGCACGTCAGACACTTGGCTAGCACCTTTGGGTACTGTGCGCTGGGTGGTTGCGCCTTTTAAGTCTTTCAGCCACTCCACGCGGTCAGTGTACGGCTCGTTTTGGTACAGCGTGTCGGTAAGCCCTAGCTTGTGTGCGCCTAGGGCTACTAAGTTACCTGCGTTAACAGGTAAGTCTATAAGGTCGAACAGTGCGCCTTTGTTAAACCCGCCTGCTACGTTAGTTACGTTTTTGCCAATTTTGCTGGTTAATGGCAAGGCGTTGTATTCTTGCTGCTCGGCAGTAGGCGCGGCAGTAGGCGCGGCAGTAGGCGCGGCAGTCACCTCTGGGGCAGGAGTAGCTTGCTCGGCTTCTAGCCTAGCGCGAAATTTAAACTTTTTTTCCTGCTCAGGTGACAGGTTCATTACTTCGCCCCCATGCTGGCTTTATACGCTTGATACTCGGCTTCTTCGGCGGGGTCTTCAAACGCTGTGCTGCTGGGAGCTGCTGGCGCGGTAGGGTCTGCGTCATATCTCGCCGTGCCGCGTTCAACACCTGCGCGAACATCAGCTAGATAGGCGTCCATATCTTCTTGTGAAATAGTGCCTTCTTTGACCGACTTGATAGCCGCTTTTTCTAGCATAGGAAGGTATTGGTCGCGTGTCCATATAACCCATGCCAGCGGTTGTGTGTTTTTGTCTGGAATACTGGCAAAAGCAACCTCCAAATCTTTATCGGTGGGGTTTATACCTAAGCCCTCTAGGTTAGTTTTTACTGAGTCTATGCCTATATCTGCCATTTTAGACTGTAGGGCTTGAATTCTCGGCCCCTCTCGCGTGTCACCACCTGTTACATCTGCTGCCGAATAGCCGAAACTGCCCGCAATACTCTTAGGGTCAAGAAAGCCTGTAGCGGACTCAAGATAGTCAGAGTCAAGTATAGACACCATTAAGTCAGGGTCGCCTACCTTAGACATAGCATCCCCGTCTTTACCTTTACCGCCTTTGCCTGTTCTAGGTCGTGTGGCGTTTGTAGCCTGTGCGTAATCTGCATGGGATATTAGCCCATTAAGGTCTACAGGCTCTCGCGTAAAGCTGTTAACTGGCCCATCTTTTGTCTCGTCCACGTTTATAGGGTTCTTACCGTCAGGGGTCACATACACCTTACTGCGTGCGCTGTCGCCACGGGCTAAAGCCGTAGCCGCTTTCTTGTTATCTTCCAGTAATTTAGCCGCCGCTTGGTTCGCCAGTGTCTTAGTAAGCGCCTGCGCCGCTGCACGCTTATCAAGTACGGTAGCGGCTTGAACTGCGTCGCTGCGATCAGTGTTGTAATTCTCTTGATCTTGAATGACCTTTTTTGCGCCGACTCTCGCTTGATACATCGGCAACGCGCTTGCGCTACTGGCTATGTCAGCTCTGGCTTGTTCGCGCTGTGGGTTTATTTCACGTAGTTCTTTACGGCCACGGTTACGCTTTAGGACGTTAACCAGTGGCGCTAGGTATGATGACTGCGCGTTCACTTCGGGCATAGCGCTGTCACGCAAAGCTTTCGCCGTTGCGTACCTCTCGTCAAGCCCAGCTAAGTCGGCTTTAGCTGCGTTTCCAGTGTCAAGGTTTAGTTGTAATTCGTCTAATAGCGCCACTGTTTTACCCTCTTATACTATTGCTCTTAGCAGGTTTGCCACCATTGCTGCTTGCCCTAATCCTGGAATTAGTTGGGCGGCTTGAAGCGCACCTTGTATAGCTGCCTCGCCTGCGGGGTCTTCTGCGGTAGCAATTTTTGCTATGCCGCCTAAACCGCCAACTGCGTCAAGCGCGTCGCCTGCTACGCTACCAGCTACCTCGCCCGCTACCTCGCCTGCTGCCTCGCCTGCTACCTCGCCTGCTGCCTCGCCTGCTACCTCGCCTGCTGCCTCGCCTGCTACTTCCGCGCCCGTATCCACGGCCACGTCGTCAATAGCAGATACTAGATCAGACCTTACGCCTGTGTCTATCGCTGGCTCGACGTCCATAATAGTACTGCCCGATTCATCTATCATGCCGTCGCCACCGCCAAGCCAGTCGCCACCAGAGTTGAAATCGCCGTCAAAAGTCTCGCCATTAGTTACTGGACTTAACCCGCTGCCGTCCCCTATGTTCATAGGGTCTATGCTGCCTGCGTCACGACCAACTATTGACGCCCCGCCTGCAACGTCGGGGTCTGCGCCGAAAGCGTTATCGTACATATCGTTTGCAAAGTCAGTTATCGGGGTGTTATCACCCGTCAACTCATCATACCCTTCAACTGCCAGAGCAAATTGGTTTTGACGTAACGCATCAATACGCGCCTGTTCGCGGGCGCCTAACACGCCTTGTTGGGCTGCTGCTTGGCTAAAATTGGGCGTCTTAGCCGCTGTTGCTGCTCTAAAATTTCTGCTACCTAACATTATGAATCACTCCCGCCACTGTCGCCGCCGCTATAGGCTGCGGCTAGTCTACCCGCTGCGCCTGTAGAGTCTACGGCATTTTGCTCGCCTAAGCTAAAGCCTCGTTTGTTAATGTACTCTTGAATTTTCTGATCACGCAAAGCGTTAGCATAATCTGTACTGCCTGTTTGCTGGTTCCACAACATATCAGCTTCGCTACGCCCTTCACCTGTGGCGCCTAATCTGGCCTGCTCGTAAGCATCGTTTCGGCCAGTGTTGAAGCTGTCCATTTCAGATTGATATTGTTGGTCGCCTGCGGATAAACCACGGTTTCTTAGTTGAATCTCAAGCCTGTTACGGTCAGCCTCAAATTGAGGGTCTAATCGGTTGGTTGAGCGTGTATACGCATCGTCTTCGGCTCTTTGGCGTAGCTCTGTTGGGTCAAACTCTAAGCCCTGCGCTTCGCCAAACTGTGCCCAGTCAGGCGCACTACCCATTTCTTCCATACTCCTAGCACCAAGTTGGTTACTTAGCTGCCCTTTGCGAACCATGTCTACTACGCCAGTGTTTCTAGCTGCCGCTATATACGGGTTAAGTGTCTCTCTTTGCGTCCACTTAGTTGTCATTTCACCAGTGGCGGGGTCGCGTACCGCCGTCTGCTCCCAAGTAACTTGGTTCCCTAGCGCGTCAACCTGATCTGGACGGTCAGCATAGGTGGCGTCTCGCGCTGTTTCGCGTGAGTATTGTCCTTCTGTCTCTGCTGCCCCAACTACGTCGGGTGATTTAGAACTCTTTTTGCCGATTTTACTATCCTCCTACCCTGTGTGTGTTATGATGGGTAAACACCCTACTAAAACACAGGACTATATTATGAGTTATGCCGCCGAACCACTTGAACAGCGATTTAACAGAAAAATCAGTATTGACCCTTCTGGTTGCCATTTGTGGATGGCAAATAAAAACAACAAGGGTTACGGTATGATACGTGAAGGGGGTGTAAAACCCAAGATACTTGCACACCGCGTTAGTTATTCCCTTAATGTAGGTGAAATACCTGCGGGACTCCACGTTTTGCATAGCTGTGACACTCCCGCCTGCGTAAACCCTGCACACCTTTTTCTTGGCACTCACGCTGAAAATATGGCAGATAAAGAGGCTAAAGGTCGAAGCAACCATAAGGCTAAAAGTAACGCAGGCTCTAGCCACGCGCAGTCCAAACTCACTGAGGCTGACATACCCATCATACGTGAGCTTTTTGCAAACGGCTTGCTTCTCCGCGACATAGCCAAACGCTTTGGTGTGGCTAAGGCAACCATAGGTGGGGTCACTGGCGGCTTCTCTTGGAAGCACGTTAAGTAGTGTCTCGCCCATTAGGCCGCCCTCAACTCTTCTAAATATTTGCAATTTTCGCGCTTGAGTTCCATGAGTAGGTAGTCTACCCCGTCTTCAAACGCCTCTTCCATCACTGTTTTAACCGTAAAGCCCATGTGCGTATTAAGCTTAACCGCTTTCTCGTTGTCACTTGGCACTAAGCCGTAGACATACTTAACGCCGCACTCGTTGAACACATAGTCAAAACAAAGCTGTAAAAACCCATGCTTTAAAAGCATCGGGTGTGAAATCATAAAGTGGCACTGGACGCTATTGTTAGTCCAGTTGTCCATAATACACGCGCCTACTGTCTCGTTGGTGTCAAGATCGACGGCCATTATGCCGCCTGTGTCTTCTACGCGCTGGATAGGGACTTGAGTGTTAACCCAACCCCAGTCGTGTACACCACTGAATTTCCTATACTGCACGTCCATTACCACATCACCCCACCAGCGTCGAATATTATGTCCCAGCCTACCAGACGAGTGACGGAACGGGTAGTACCTTTAGTCGCTATGGCAACATAGCGGCCTGTACCCCATGCACCACCGATAGTAGGAAAGGTCAATCCAGTACTGCTGCCCCAAATAGCTTCGTCCCAGTTGTTAACATCCCAATTCCCTACAGGAAACCTAACAGGGTCATATAGTTGGAAGTCGATAGCCTCAGACACGTCAAAATCAAATCTAGCCACTGAACTATGCTCAGGTTCCTCTTGTGCTACAAAGTCGGGGCGTATTAACTTAACGCGCTTAAACACGCCATCTTGCCCCATAGAATTAAAAGCGGTCAAGATTGAGAACTCAATCGCATCGCCAACATCCAAAGGGTTTGAGTCGTCAAGCTTTATGTTGTCTAGTGGGACGTCCATACGACATACACGACCATCTAGGGTGCCGAAAAACACGCTGTCCTCGTACTCTTCAAAACACGTCATAGGTACGCCACGCCAGATGCCCCAGCCTTGCGTACTAAAATTGTAGTAATATTGGAGAGCCGCCGCGCTACCTTCTGTCGGTATTTGAATTAACATGCCCCCTTGGCTGGGTATCATGCTCACGTCCCACCCGTCGAGGTTTATTCCTGTTTTCATTTTGTCGCGGATTAACCCAGCTATTTTGGCGGCTATAGTAGTGCCGTCTAGGTCAGCTTGCAGTGTGTTTGAGTCAACACCTTGCAGCAGATCATTCATGCTGCTTAAACCGTAAGCTGAGAGTATGTACAGCTCCCCGCCTTGCTCACTGGCAAATCTAGGAGTGTTAGGTAGCTCCCCGACGTAATACCCGCCGCGCACTTCCCAGTCGTCCAGTGATGGGTCAGAGCCTTGGTATACGACCACGTCACCTGCATGGCTGATAGCCACTAACATGTCATCTACGCCTGCGCCGCCGTCTACTGTCCAGCTAAACAACCCCTCAAGAGTGCCACCATGCTTGAATTTAGAACCGAAAAAGAATTGTGTGGCCGCGCCCGCTATAGACCCAACGCCTAAGTACCATGCGCTAGTGCTGCTTTCTTCGACCATCCAAATACGCTGTTTGTGGGCGACGATAAACTTAACTTTTGTTACGTCTACCCCTGTAATGTCAGTAGGTATAGTCCATAAGCCTGTGGACGCAGTGTACCGATGTAAGCCGTTTTTAGCGTCAGCGTAAAACAGTATGTCGTCACCCGCGTCACTAACGTAGTGAGCGTAGGTGCCGTAGCCTGCTTTAGCGCTTTGATCAGCAAAAACAACGTCCTGCACTGGGGTAGTATCGAAGCTCGTTACGTCCCAAATGCCTTCATTATTAACGGCGAAAAGTTTATCCCCTACGTCGTCTTCTTCTGCGCTGTCAAAAGGGACTAATGTGTGTATGCCAAGGTTGACGCCGTCGTCTACCCCGATCTGCCACTCGCGGTACCCGAAACGAACACGCATACCATATTCAAAAGGGAGCAGGTTGTACGTGTACACGCAATGGTTAAGGTCACCGCTACCTAGCGACTGGCGAATATCTATGCCTTGTACGGGCGCAGGGTAGCGCATAACGTCGTGTGTGCGCTTTTGTGGGCGTTGAGCTGTGCCTTGGGCGCGGCCTATCACGCTGGACGACCTCCACCGAAACCTGTATCTGGGCTGTTATAGCCGTTCAGTAGGCGTAAGCCTCCGCGTCTGCCACCTGCGTTAAGAACCCTTGCACCTTTTTCAGTGCCAGTAAGGAAGGCGAAAATCTGGTTGTAATCGGCTTGTGCTTTCTGGGTGTCAAACCCGCCAGCTTCAAGGTACTTAACCTTTAGTGCGCGGGTAATCAATGTTTTGTCAAACAGCGGTATGTCACTCGCTAAGGTAACGCTGCCTTTATAGCTGACAGGGTTAGTCGAGGGGTCATATACCCAATGCGAGGATATGTATTCAAATGACAGTGTGGTGTCGTTGGCAGGCGTTTCTGGATACACGTTGAACTTACCCTGAGCAATCCTAAAACTCGCGTAAAGGGTGTTAGAAGCCAGATCACGGCCTTTTAAGTACGTCCAGTCTTGGGCAGATAGTGGCCCGCCCATAGGGACGTTATTGGTGTTATCCCATTCGGTGTCGTTTAGGATATAGCCAAAGTCGTCAGGCATGTCGTATTCAGTATTTGGGTCGCCTGCCGTCATGTTGATAGTGTGGGTGCGAACTAACAACTCCCACGGGTAGGCTTGCATCAATTCTTCGCCAGCGGTTTGTAATAGGTACCCTAATTGGACATAGAACGGGTCTTGACTGGCAAGTGGGGCTTGTACAGGCGCTATACCTACTTCGGCTGCAACCCTGTTAAGGATTTCGTCGATATTAATAGTAGTGTTTAGCGCCATTTCAAACCTCTATTCGGCTGTTGCCGTTTTGCGTCGTGATTTACGTTTAGGTTTAGGTTCTTCGCTGTCTAATTCGCTAGCCAAATCAACCTTAGCCTCTTCAACAGGTGGCGCGGGTACGCCAGCTCTATCAGCCGAAAGCGCCAATATCTGAGCCTGCATAGCGGCAATCGTTTCGCGCATTTCTTCTTTCTCGCGGTCAACTGTGTCGGCGCTGTTCATTTCTAGCCATTTTTGAGCTTTGGCTTTTAAAGCGTAACCACCCATAAAGTTGCTAATGTTAGTGTCGTTTATAGACGCTAGCTGCTCGACTGTTTTTACGCCAGTGAAGGCTAATGACTCCACCTGTGAACGGGTAACCTGTGGCCATTCAGTCAAAGGCATACCTTCTAAGGGCGCTTCCACGCGATCTAAAAACGCTTTGTAGTGTGCAGGGAACCGCTGTTTGTCTGCCTCAGTAGCAGGTCGACAAGCTTGCGGGTCGCGTTGACCAGCAATGCGAATCTCAATGTAGGCCACGTCTTTAAATGACGGGTAGCCGTTTTCTTTTGTCGCCGCGTTGTCGGGGCGCTGTTTGTAAAAGTACTTAACTAAAAGCGCTTTGTCAGCCTCGGACGTGTTGATGAAATCGTTATGGTTATATTCTGCTTGCATTGGTAGTGCCTCGTTGTCGTAGTTTAAGTGTTAAGGCAGTATGGCAGAAAGGTTGCCCCCTCTGCCACTTTTTATTAAACGACTGCTTGAGGTGCCCAGCCTACATCAAGATCAATCAAGCTAGCGCCAGCTAGAGGCCCGAAAGCTGGGATTCTACCATCTACGTTGGGGTCGGCTTTCTTCTCGGCGTATGTAGGCATTGCGACTGCATCAAGTAAGCGAATACTAGCCGCAGGCAAAGTGCCTTCTTGACCGTTGCTTTCGCTAGGGTTGCTAATGGCAGGGCCGCCAATCATTTGACTGCGCTGTGCGTTACGAGCATTGCCGAATTGGTCAAGTAGTGTCCAACTAGGTAGCGACTCGCCTAATCCGCTTTGCACTACACTGATGCCGATGCCGTTAGCGCAAGAGCCACCGCCGAACATTCCGCTATTGACTATTGCGTAAGGCACTCTGTCTTGTAATGCATTGACTGATGCGTCATCAATGAAAAAACTTACTTGTGGATTAGCCATGATTTACTCTCCAGTTACACTGATGGCACCCAGCCAGCGGCTAGAGTGGTTAAAGTTGCTTTGCCTACGTAAACCATACCGCCAGTGCCTAGCGCGGCTTGTGTACCTAAGCGTATTTCATCTGTTAAGGGGTCGGGCGGTTGGTCTGACCCTGCGCCAAACGCTACGCCACCGATAGACTGGCTTAACTGTGGTGTACGGGCAGCGCCGTTTTGATCTAGCAGTGTGAACTGGTCGGGAGTACCGACTAGGTCAGTCCCTTCACCAATACCAAT